TTCCAAGTAATATACTTTTCGTTAACGAACCAAAGTGTCTGAGCTGTTGCGTAGAAATCACGGATTATGTAAGTCTCACGATAGGATAGTGCATTGAAGCCCATTGCGCTTCTAAGTTCACCAGCATTGCGTCCTGGGAAAGCATCACGAGTCCTCATCTTGTCGAACCCGACTTCACGATAGGATTGTCTGACATAAGGAGTCAAAAGTTGTTCATAGTCTGTAAAGACTGCTGATGGACACCATCCAACATTAGGATATTCATCCGCTGCGCCTGGGGCCAACGCTGAGTCAAATTGAACACCCATTGTAGCTAAGGTAAGTTTTCCACCTGTGTAAGCGGTTAAGGTAGCATCAAGTGCAGAATAGGTTGACCTTGAAAGTCCACCGATTGTTGCAACGTTTGTAGAATCATCAATAATAGCTGTAAATCCAAGAGGTTGATTACCAGATCCAGTTCCATAAATAGCTGAACCAAGAACAGTCATTGCTGTTGCTCCAGCTTTTTCAAATTTATATGTATCAAGATTGATGATTCCCAAAGATCCAACGTTTGCAAATGATTCAAGCATTATGCTAACAACTGGTTGGGTGTAAGCGGTTTGTGCAAAAGATCCCGTAACACCTGTGGAAACGGCTGCACTGTTAAGAGTTTCAAGAGAGGTAAAGAACTGACCTTGTGTATCTGGAGCTATATCATAAGTAACATCCTCTGTTTTTCCCTCAAATTCCTCACCTTGAGAGATTAAGCGGGAATAAAGAGCTGGATAGTTCAAAATCTGATCAACAACTTTGTTGTGAAGTTCGCGGTTACCCAAAACATCGACGCGCTGTGGTACGGCGATTCCGTCTGGTGTAAATCTTGCTGAAAGTTTAAGTAATTTCATTTTTCCAAAAAAAAACATCGGTCTGTTGCCGATGTGTTCGTTAAAATAATAATAGCACTTTTACACTACCTGTCAAGCCCTATCTATTAGCAAGTAATGCCTTTATATAGTTTCTGGCTATTCTGGCGCGTGTTTGTGCCCAAGTTTCATTGTGTAATTTTGCATAACTGATTTTTCCATTGTCATCACCTTGTGGGGTATTATTTGCTCCAGCAACAGGGGCTTCTGCGCCTGCTGGTTGTTCTTGTTTTCCTTTTGGATAATCCTTTATATAGTGTTCAAAATAGATCTTGGCAAATGTCGGGACTACTGGCTTTCCCTCGGCTCTTAATTTAACGTTAAGTGCAATTCCGTAATCCAAAATCTTTTTAATCTCTTTCGCACCCTCATCCTTTGTATCAGGGTTGTCAATTTCCTTTAAGTCTGATGGCCTCTTAAGAACTCCAGCCAAATGTAGGGTTTCTAGGTCTTGGAGGATTCCACTATTGGATTTTGCAATCGCCTCATCAGCGGCTCTTTTATCAGCAACTTCCTTATCGGCCCGTTCTTTCGCCTCTTTTTCCTGTTGCTCTTTAGTTTCCTTGTCTTTTTGCTCCTGTAAAGCTTTGAATTTTTGCTCGGTCTTCAGATCGGCAATACGCATAGTTTCATCAATCCATTCTTTATAAGTAGCTGGTTTCGGTCGTCCCTCTTTTTCCCATGAAGCGATAAGAGCATCTGACTCTTTTTGTTTTTCCTGCATTGGGATGTCTTTATTAAGGATTTCTTCAAGTTTAGACTGAAATTCCTTTTTAACCTCTTCGGTAACTTTAGCGGCGGTTTCTTCAGAAGCCTTTTTAGCGACAGCTGCCATTTTCTCTTCTTCTTTTTGATCGCGTTCTTTTCTTTTCTCTTCCTTACGCTTTGAAGCAGCCTCAGCGACCTTTTCTTCACTGAGTTTTTCCTCCTCTTCAGGTTTTACGTCTTCCTTTTTTTCTTCCTTAACAGGTTTTGAAGCATCAACAGCAATCTGCCTCATTGAACGTGAATGAAAACGCTGGTAGCTTTTAACAGCATCAGGAACTTTCTGTTCCTCTTCTTTTTTTGGAGTTTCCTGTGTGTCAGGTGTAATTGGATCTGGCATGTTTATTCTTTTTCTTCAGACTCTTCCTTTTTTTCTTTCTTTTCTTCCTTTTTCTCCGACTTTTCGGACTTTTCTTCTTCCTCGTCGTCCTCATCCATATCGTCTTCCTCTTCCTCGATAGCTTCCTCAGCGGTTTTTCTTATTTCGGCTTCTTTACCTTTGCACTTCTCAAACCAATCAATAAGCTCGTCTAAAACATAGTCAAGGGATTTGCCATCCATGTACATTTCGCGAGCAACACTCACTGGATCACCGATTGTGGAATCAAAGACTTGGTATCTAACTTCGCCATTTTCCTCTTCACGGATAAGTTTGGAGCCTTTTTGATACTTTTCAACAGCCTCGTCGGTTTTTTGGTTGGGTTTATCACTCATTGGGTACATAGCATTATTATAGCACTTCGCGTAACTTTACAAAGCCCTTGGGCTTCCAGCTGGGGGCCCCATAGGAACTTCAGGTATAGCGGAGGTGTTCTGCGGACTAGGATTCTGAGGTGGTGCTTGTGGAGCTCCGCCTTGAGGTTGTGGTGCGCCCATTGGGCCACCTGCACTCAATAGAGATTGATTATCTTCAACTGGAGCGGCTAACAATTCCTTTGCCATATCTTCGCTAATGGAATCGCCTTTGATGACTTCTTTTAAGTAAGCAATAGGATCAGTCTGTTGCAAAATGAGCTTCTTGGTGCGTCCATCTGGATCGGAAAGGCCCATGTCGACGTAGAATGAATGAATATCGGTTTTCTCCATTTTGGCCATAGACATGGCATTATTCTGGGCTCTGAGTTTATCAGTACCGCTCGCTTTAACCTTAACGAGCATTCCCTCCATAATCATGTTGCGATTGAGTCTTTGATAAACTGCATCTCCAGCAGAACCTAAAACCCATCGAAAATGATCCTTGGTATACCTGAGCTTGATAAACTGCATTGCCCATTCAGCCATCCATTGTCCAGCTGGATTGATTGTGTCGGCCACTTTATCATCCTCAGCTGTAAAGTCTCCCTCACGACCAATCTGCACGTTAGTAGCTGGTGTGTCCTTTTCAACCTCACCTCGGGTAGAATCAGTATGAGCAATAGCATACATTCTCTCTCTGGTTTGCCCTATCTCCCTAAACTCCCCATCCGTTACCTCTTCAGGTGGAATATAGGCGTGAACTTCGTTTGGATTACCCTCGACCGAAAGGTCAAGGTTTCGATCATCCCAATCAATTTCTTCTACCTCGGCTGGGGTAACAGCCTGTTTATTAAGGACATGGTGACCACGAGCCGCTAACTTTTCTTGGATTCCCTTTCCGATTCTGTCCACTGCCTTTTGATTTACAAGATTCTGTTCAACCCAAGAAGTTTCATCATAAGGCTGTTTTCCCCATTGATCATAACCCATAAAATAGTATGGCTTGCGTGGGCGCCTAAAGTAGTTGTGATAAACCTGCTCTTCTTTAACATTAGTCGGAAGCTCACCCGTACCCATGATGTGCATAAGCTCCTGTACATTAAGCGTTCTTTTGCCTTTTTCCTGAGCAACGTCGTCATAGGAAAAATAACGCTTCTCACCCTCATAATCGAAGTCGGGATTCTTCATCTTTTCAAGAATGCATTTGCCATACTTCCAAACAACACCTGAAACTTTTTCAAGCTTTTCCTCTTCCTCTTTTGATGGAACATAAGCGTCAAACCAAACCTCACTGAGTTTTAATGGAGTGGCCAAAAGAGCCCAGGTCTCGGTTCCGCCTGGCATAAGCCCCTCACTTTCGAGTTGTTTGTAAAATGCTTCTTTAGCCTTAGGGAATTTATATCCAACTGTTTCAACCGTCATTGGTACTTTTTGTATCACGAAGCGCATATCGTCCGAGTCATTGGTCGCACACGTCCAATCACACTTGATAAGCTCAGGGTGAATTACACCGAAGCGATAATCATCAATTTCGTTATCCCACCAGACTTTGATAATACTTGTGAAGTAAATAGGTAGGTGCCTATAAGCAAGACCTAACACTTTACGGTTGTCTTCCTCTTTAATTTCGCTATCCAAAATAATAGAGATTTCCTTGGCCATGTCTTGAGCCT